CGTTACCGATACGCGCCTATCAAATTGGATTCCACAAGCGGGTTCAAGTGATGCCGATTTATTAGACGAACTTGCAGCATTAACACCGCGTTCACGCGATTTAGTTCGCAATCACCCCGTTGCTAGTGGCGCACGTCAAACCTTGCTTGATAACATTATCGGGCATCAATTACGTTTATCAGCGCAACCAAAATACCGCTTACTCGGCAAAGATAGAGAATGGGCGAGCGAATGGTCAAACAATGTTGAAGACCAATTCGCAACATGGGCAGACACCACCGAATGCGATGCCGCACAATCACAAACCCTTTTGGGTTTAACGCAACAAGCGTTAGCAGGTGCATTGGTCAACGGCGACGCATTAGCAATCGTTCACTGGTTGCCGCGTGCAAATTCAAAGTGGGCAACCCGCTTGCAAATGATTGAATCCGACAGGCTTTCAACGCCCCATTATTTAATCGGAAATCCGCAAATTAGAAATGGCGTTGAAATTAACAAATTCGGTGCGCCAATCGCGTACTACATTCAAAAATCACACCCTGGTGATAAATACCGTTTCATTCAAGGCATCGTTCAAGAATGGGAACGAATCCCCGCGTTTAACGATTTTGGTCGTCGCAATATAATTCATTTATTCGACAAAGAACGCAGTGAACAATCACGCGGCAAACCGTTATTTACAGCGGTTTTGCGTGAATTCAAAGTCAGCGGCGATTATTTAGGCAGTGAATTACACGCCGCCGCTGCAAATGCTTTGATTGCTGCATTCATTGAATCCGACTTAGACCCTGCCGCCGTCACTAATTTATTGGGTTCTGAATCAGACGATTTATCAAACTATTGGAAATCAGTCAGCGAAAAAACCAACGGCAAAAAAATCAAATCAGGCAGTTTTTTAACGCTGCCAATCGGCACAAAAGTTAGTTCTTACAATTCAGGTCGCCCAAATACCGCATTTAACGGGTTCATGGAATCGTGTATGCGTCACATTTCAGCGGGTTTGAATATGCCGTATGAATTGTTGATGAAAGATTTCTCGAAAACAAATTACAGCTCGGCACGCGCCGCATTATTAGAAGCGTGGCGTTACTTTCAAGGTCGCCGCCGTTGGTTACAAGACACATGGCTTAACGATATTTATAACATCTGGTTTGAAGAAGCGGTGAACCGTGAATTTATTGAAGCTACTGATTTTTATACTAACAACAATTCCTATTCTTATACTCGCGCTCGTTGGGTGTTTGCAGGGCGTGGCTGGGTTGATCAAGTTAAAGAAGCGCAAGCTGCGAAACTCCGAATGGAAATTGGTGTATCCACCTTGGAATCTGAATGCGCGGATCAAGGCTTGGATTGGGAAGACGTACTCGAACAGCGCAAACGTGAGCGTGACCGCATGGAAGAACTCGGATTATTAACCGATTTTGTCGTCGCGGGTTCGGATTTAGGCGTGCAAGTCGATGATCCCAATGACGGCAACGAAACTTTAAAGGTAACAAACTAATGTCACACATTATCAATTTTCTAAATAACGGCACGCCTTGGGCAATCACAGAAAGCGCGTTGCAAACCATTCACACGATTGCAAACGGTGAAAACAATCTTGAAGCCGTTTTAAAAGAGCGTGGCAAACCGTTGGACAACACGCACCAAGTCATTACCCGCGATAACGTCGCAGTCATACCAATACAAGGTGCGTTATTTCCCCGCGCGAATTTGTTTTCAGAAATCAGCGGCGCGTATTCCGTTGAAATGCTCGCGCGTGATTTGAATGCCGCGCAAATGGACTCGAGTGTAAAAGCCGTTGTGTTGCAAATTGATTCACCAGGTGGACACACCACCATGATTAACGAATTCGCGGCGCAAATTAAAGCCTTTGATAAACCGATTGTGTCTTACGTTGTTGGTCAAGCCGCTTCTGCTGCGTATTGGATTGCCGCTGCGAGCGACAAAATTTATTTAGACAACACCGCTATTGTCGGATCAATCGGTGTTGTCGCCGCCTTTTCAAAAAAAGATACAGGCACAACAGAATTTGTATCTTCAAACGCGCCCGATAAACGCCCCGATTTAGCCACAGACGAAGGCAGGGCAACCATTCAAACAATGGTCGATGATATGGAATCGGTATTTATTCAAAGCATTGCAGACAATCGCCAAATGTCGATTGAGCAAATCACCAGTTTACGCGGCGGCGTTATCGTCGGCGCAAAAGCCGTATCAGCGGGTTTCGCTGATGAAATTTCAAACTTAGAGGCAGTTATTGCTTCGCTTAACAAAGGATTCAACATGGATTTATCTACATTGAAAGCCGAACACAGCGCGGTATTTAAAGCCGCGTTTGATGAAGGCTTAAATTCAATCAACGCTAACGCATTGGTCAGTGATTCAATCACCGCAGAACGCGCCCGAATTAGCGCAATTTTGTCGTGCGAAGAATCAAAAGGTCGTGAATTGCAAGCACAAACACTCGCATTAGAAACTGATTTAAGTGCAGCGCAAGCCGCCAAAATTCTCGCGTCAGCACCTGTCATGGTTTCTGCAACAGCACAAAACGGTTTTGTTGCACACATGAATAATCAAAAAAATTACGCAGTGGGTTCATCGGTTGCAGAACCTGATGAAACAGACGCAAATACCGAAGCAAAAGCTGTTTTGGCTTTGTTCGGAAAATAATTATTCCTTTATATATAGGACACGAAAATGTCAGCAAGTTATGCGTCAACAAGTTACGCACCCGAAAACCTGTTAGCAGGTGACATCGATAATTTAATCGGTGAAAAAATTACCGTTGTTAGCGGTCAAAATTTAGTACGCGGCACAGTGATTGGAAAAATCACTGCAAGCGGAAAATATACTACCAGTTTGAGCGCGTCAACTGACGGTTCACAAGTGCCTGATTTCATCTTAGCCGAAGATTGCAACGCGACAGCAGGTGAAAAAATCGCCCTTGCTTATTCACGCGGCGATTTTAACGCGCAAGGTTTAACGATTGGCACGGGTCACACGATTGCAAGCATCAAAGAAGGTTTGCGCGTGAAAAATATCATTTTAATTAACAGCATCGCGTAAGGAGAAAAACATGGATTTATTTAGTACAAACACGATGTTGTCAGTGGTTAATTCGTTAGTTAAACCCAGCCAATTTTTGTTAAATCGTTATTTCGGCACAATTCAAACAGAGCAAAGTGAAGAAATTCATTTTGACGTGATGGACAAAACACGTCGTTTAGCTCCTTTCGTTTCACCCGTTGTTGCAGGTCAAATCGTCAATTCAAAAGGCTTTACTACTAACACATTCAAACCCGCTTACATTAAAGACAAGCGCGTTTTCGACACAAATCGTCCATTGAAACGCGGTGCGGGAGAACAAGTGGGCGGTTCGTTAGACCCAATGAATCGTATGCGTATGATTTTGGCAAACGAAGTAATTGACCAAGTCGAAATGATTCAACGTCGATTAGAAGTCATGGCAGCCGAGGCATTACGCACGGGTGCATTAACTATCGTAGGCGACAATTATCCAACACAAAACGTAGCGTTTGGTCGTGACAGTGGTTTGACCGTGACCTTAACAGGCGCGGCTAAATGGGGACAAACAGGCGTAAAACCATTGGATGCGTTGCAAGATTGGGCGCAAACAATGTTACAAAAATCAGGCGCAATGCCAACCGACGTAATTATGTCGGTCGATGTTTGGAAAATCTTCAGAACCGACGCAGATGTGAAGGCGCAATTAGCATTATTTAATCGCTCAACGACATTGGTGCAAAACGCACAAGTCGAAGAAGGCGGCGTATTTATGGGGCAAATTGACGGCTTTAATATCTACGTTTACAGCGGTTGGTATATCAATGATTCAAATGTTGAAACAGCGATTTTACCAGCGGGAACAGTATTGATGACAGGTTCACAATTGCAAGGTATTCAAGCATTCGGCGCGATTCGTGACGAAGCAGCGGGTTTCCAAGCGTTGCCGTACTATCCAAAATCATGGGTTGAAGACGATCCGTCAGCACGCATTTTATTGATGCAATCTGCACCTTTAATTGTCCCAACGCGCGTGAATGCGTCGTTTTCAGCAACGGTTCTGTAATTGCGATGAGTTTCATTGAAGAACATTTTGATGCCGAAGTCGCTGTCGTGATGGGAATCGGCGGTGTGATTTGGGGGTTATTGCGATTTATCGACAATCAACACAAAGAACACTTAAAGCAGTGGCTTGAACGCATCGAAAAAAACGTCAATGAAATTCGATCAGAACTAAAAGAAATTACTGAAAATCTCGTCTGTCCTGAACAAATTGCAAAAATGGATGACGAGATTTCAGCGTTGCAAAAAGAAATCAATCTTGCGCGTGAGAAATCAGTATCAGTCGAGCGCATTGCAAAAATGGATGTTGAATTTCAAGGCTTGCGTTCTGCGATTCAGAAAACCCGCGAGGCAATGATTCAAGCCGCGACGAAAGAAAAAGAGGATTTGCGGCGCACTGAAGAATCGTTGGTAAGAATTGAAAAGAAAATTGATTCTAAGGTAGATGAAAAAACGTGTCATTTAATGCAAGGTAAAAAATGAATTGGTTAAAAAATAAACTGAAAGAACAAGGCACGCAACGCGGATTGATATTGCTTGCACCATTGACTGCAACGCATTTTGGCTTATCTACAGAAGATACTTTGACGTTAGTGACAGGAATTTTAGCAATTTACGGCACGCATAACGTTGTAACGGAGAATTAAAATGAGCAGTGTTGAAAAATCAAAACCACAAATCATTAAAGACCTGAAATTAGACGAAGGTTTTAAAGACCGTGTTTACAAATGCAGTCTTGGATTTGACACGATTGGCATTGGCTATTGTTTAGAAAAAAATCCGCTCAATTTATCAATGTTTGAATTACACGATATGCGTCAACACGGATGCAGTGAAGCAAAAGCTGAATTGTTATTGATGCGAATGATTGAGCAAATCGAAGAAAAATTAACTGCAAAAATCCCCTTTTTCGTGAAATTAGACGAAGTAAGACAAAACGTGCTGATTAACATGAGTTATCAAATGGGAACAACAGGCGTAATGAAATTCAAAAATACATTAACCGCCATTGAACACGGCGATTATGAATTGGCAGCACTTGGTATGCTTGATTCAACATGGGCAAAACAAACGCCGAATCGCGCTCGGCGTTTAGCGTCACAAATGAAAGTGGGCGCGTAACAATGTCCGATTATTTGCCAGATTTGCGACAAGGTGACGAATATACATTGTGCATTGATATGTCTAACGATGGCGTGAATCCTGTGGATTTAACAGGTTATAAAGCGTGGTTCACGTTAAAAGCGGATTTATCAGACGGCGATTCACAAGCTGCTTTGCAATTCTCATGTGTTGCTGGTAGCGAAGAAAACGACAAACCAGAGCAAGGGCTGATGTATATGGTTATTCCGTCATCAATTATGAGAAACGTTATGCCTGGAATCTATTTGTATGATTTACAAATTAAGCGTCCTGGGGCAGTCGGTGAAGGAATTAAAACCTTGTTACCGCCGTGGGATAACCCACTCGACATGATTCAAGTGCTAGGACAAGTTACGCAAGCGGTGGCGTAATGAATCCAACAGTTATCGCAAAGGTTTATGCACCGAAAACGATCGTTAAAGTTTCTGGAATATCGGGATTAAAAGGAAATAAAGGGCTTGATGGTAGAAATTTCGCGCTGGTTTCAACACAGAGAACTGAAATTGTAGGCAACCGAATTTTGTTGCCATCAAAACCAGAAGGCGATTTGTTATTTAATATGATGATGGTTTTTGACACAAATGGCGATTGCGGCGAATACGATGATGTTTCGGTTTTCCTAAGTAGCGATGGTGCAAGTTACGCAGTGTTGAACGAACAAGAAATCATTGCAGGATTTGGCGTGGTTTCATATCTAACAAAGGTTATTGCATGATTTGCCGCGATTATTACTTTGCTGCATGGGCGATTGAGCAAGGTATTCTGTACAAAATTGACGGTAAAAATGTCATTTTGGAATGTGATGCGTCATGTATTTACAGACTGAAATTAGATTATCGAAAAACGGCAAAGCCAACATTCGATAGGGTAAAAAAACTAATACGCTTAATTCACGATGCAAATCGCTAAAGCTCTTCTCAGTTGTCGGACTAAGTAACACCGTCGAAAAATTATTTTAAGAGATTAAGAAAATGGCATTTATTAAATCATCAAAAAGCAGTATTACAGGATTAGTTGACAACTTATCAGCTTTGGCAAGCGCAGATGCAACAGAATTAAATCGCGCAACAGCGGCTGAATTAGTTTTAAGAACTGATTTAGCGAGCGAAACAACAGCCGCCCGCGCTGCTGAATTGGTTTTAAGAACCGATTTAGCGAGCGAAGTTGCTCGTGCATTAGCAGCAGAAGCTGCTTTATTGCAAAACATCGCTGACGAAGCAACTGCTCGCGGCGTTGCCATTTCTGCTGAAACTGCATTGCGCGTTGCTGATGTTGCAAACTTACAATCACAAGTTAGCAACATTATTTCAAATACAAATCCTGCTGCAATTGATTCATTCACAGAAGCATTAGCATCATGGCAAGCAATGGATGGCGATTTATCTGCCTCTATCGCGACATTAAGCACTTCAGCAGCATCTGCTTTAGCAGCAGAAATTGCACGCGCAACAGCGGCTGAATTAGTCTTAACAAATGATTTGATTGCTGAAACAGCTCGTGCAGCAGCAGCAGAATTGTTATTGACCAACAACCTAGCAGCAGAAGTTACGGCTCGTGGTACAGACGAAGCCGCACAAACGGTTATGTTGAAAGCCTACACAGACGAAGCTGTGCGCGTCGGCGGTGCAGTTGATGCACTTGAATCAGTCATTGTTAATTCAAACAAAATCGTTTTGGTAAATGCACCTAAAAGTGGTGTTGCCTCCATTAAACCTTGGGGACGTGTTTCGTTTGTTAATGAATTAAACGAAGAACTACAAGTTCCTGTTTCGTTGGATTCATCTGATACAACAGGAAAAACATTCATCGTTTCAGTTGAGATTTCTGGTGAATTAGATACTAAATCAGTATTGGTACAGTATTCATACGTCGCTGGCTAAATACACCTAATCGCCCCGTTTTTTTTGCGGGGCGAAACTTAATTCAAGAGGCACAGAAAATGACTGTAGGTTTTATTATTGCTAATGATGGCGACAAAATCGTCAACGCAATCGCAGACAGAAATGCGTTAAACAAAAAATTCGATGGAATGGAAGTAACGGTTATTGATTCGATTGCTGACACCTTAACAGGCGGCGGTCGTGCGTGTTACAAGTGGTTAAAAACGCCAGCGGTATGGCAGTTAGTGTGGAAAGACAACAAAGACAATCTTTTTTTCACGCATGAAACAAAAACAATCGTCAATGGAAAAGTAACGGCTGAATACTTGCCTCAAAGCGGAATCGTTTTTGAAGCATACGTTTTAGACAGTGCAGGGGATTCATTGTTTTTAGTAAGCTCGCCCAATGTTATCGGAAAAGATATTGACATCGGGTCAGTTGATTACAACGGATTTACACTAACTTATAAATATGCGTATGGATTAAGCAGTGTACAAGGATTAAAAGGCGATAAAGGTGACACTGGATTACAAGGTATTCAAGGTGTTGCGGGTACTGATGGTGCGAAAGGCGATAAAGGTGACACTGGATTACAAGGTATTCAAGGTGTT